TGTTAAGTCTCTATAATTTGCGTCCATTATTACCTCACTTTCCCTTTACCATAAAGTAAAGAAACAATCGCTACAATCCTCAATAATCATCATATCAATATTGAGAAAAGTCTCTCTAAATTTCTTTAATAAACTGCTATAATTTTCTGTTCCTTGTTTACCTTTTATTGTTTCAATATATTTATCAGTGTTATTAATATTTTCTGTACCACTTCCAGTTCTATTATCATTTCTTGTTATTGTGTCTGTGCTATTATTAGTAGTCGTATTATCTTCATTAACTTTAGTAACTGTAGTCAAAGGAACACTATCAGCAATACCTTGTGTATCCATACTATTTTGTGGTGTATCACTAAACCTATTCAATGAATTAGTATTACTTGTACCACTACCACTACTAACATTTTTACTTGTACCGCTATTAGTTTCTGTATTATTACTTGTCTTATTACTTGTACCGCTACCTTCTCTATTTCTTGTCAAATCAACATCATAAAAAGGATTAAACTCAAGCAACTCACTTTTATACAACTGATTGTAATAAGGCATAATCTCATTGAGCTTAGCATTTAACGCAAGCTTCCACCTGCCTACAGTCTCATGCGCAATCTCTCTTGTATAATAATGTTTCAATATCTTCCTACACAAAACCTGTCTATAGTTTTCATCAAAGATAGGAAAGTCAAAATTAAAAACCTTATTCCAACACTTATCTAAAATACTATCAACATTGTCTGCACCCTCACTCTCACTCAAGCCTGCACTATTTTCACAAATAAATCGTACCTCTGTTGTATACTTACTCACTATTCTCACCACCTTTGCCTACGTCAGTTTCATTACTCAAATCTGCTTTATCAACATCATAAGTATCAAGTACCTGCATGTCCTCTCTATAATCAACACTAATGTTTAAACCAAACATTTTGTTAATCTGCTCACATGCCTGCTGTCTCATAAACAGTCTTGAATATCTACTAGCAATAGTTCCACCTAAGTTTCTTTGTACTTCATCAGTTATCATTCTTTCTTTCTTCACAGTATTAACATTGCTAATACCTAAGTAAGTCAACGCTTCATTCCAGTATTGAGTCTTTAAGTCATACAGTTTATCGGCTACATAGGGACTTGTTGTATCAAACGTTTTAATACCGCTTAAGTCTAAGTTCTTGTCGCCGAAAATAAATGGTTCGTTACCCATATACTGCGCATACAGATTTTTCATTACTAATCTCTGATTTTCAGTACAAGTAATAATCTTAGGTGTTTTTTGCTGTATTACATTTACATCAATAGTCCTCTGTATTTCATACAGTCTTTTACTCATTTCTTGTACATCAAGTATGCTGTTAGTGTGTAACATGTTATTAAAAATAATAACACTGTTGTTAGGGTCAAGTTTCATTTGATAGCCATTTTGTGCAAAGGCTGTCCTTGTAATAGGTATTCTGTAAACATCAAGTCTACCACCAATCATAACTTGCAAGCCTAAATACCCCATGACTTCATCTTTAAAAAATACTGCCATTCCGTCATTGAAAAGTGCTAGTTCTAAGAACCTTGCGTCAATAGTATCGGGTAAGTTCTTCCAGTCAAACATTGATATGCTTAATTCTGTTAGTCTATTAACATACTGTAGATATGTTCGCTGATTTTGTAAGAAAGCTTCGGTCTGTGCTTTTCTTCCTTTTCTACTCATTGTCTCACCTCTTTTCTAACTAGGACTGTTATCTAATGAATAGTTACCTATTTCACTAGCATTTTTCCAAAATGTAATTCCATTGTCAAAAATATTTTTAATAGCTGTTATATCATTATTGCTACAATTGATGCTTACTAAATTACATTGTTGTGTTTTGGTATAAGTCCAGTGCGGTCTTACATTTATATTAGGTATTTTTACTTCATTTGTAGCATACCCAAACATAGTAAAATAATCATCAATTATTTTTGCTATCTTAGGATGCACGTGCGTATTCATGCTATAGAAATCTAAGAAAGTAGTATCTAACATAACATTATTACCACCACCGCCTCTTGAACTAACTGGCAACGTTTTAGCTTGTTGCATTTGAATTAAACTGTTTTTAATATCAGAATAGCCACTAACAACCATTCCTGATTGCATAGCAGACTCAATTGGGTTACTACTCATATTACCACTGCCGATATATTGTGGTGACATTGGACGCATGACACTATTCATGTCAAATTGTCCATTACCTGCTAGTTTAATAGATGTATTAGGATTTATCTCTGTTGCTTTTGGTTGATGAAATACACCCCCACCAGTTGGTATCATTGGTTGTGCTTCTGTTAACCCTGCTCCTAGTGTAAGTTTTGCTAAACCAGTTGCGATATTACTTTGCACACTTACTTTATTTTGCGCCCACCATACTTTGAATGTATCACTACTCCATGGTACAATTGGCATATTGTCAAGTGTTAAACTAAAATCAAAATTTATTGTTGTATTACCTGCACTTGTTGTTTGTCCACTACTTGTACCATTATAGTTTAATGGACTTGCCATATAATATCCATTAATTACATCACTGAATACTTCAAAATTACATTTACCACTTATATCATCAAATAGCTCGTATCTATAATCAATGCTATTACCACTTCCATTACTTAATGTTAAATAAGTATAAGGGTAACATAGTAACTTATGATTTTTAGGTACATATGAACCAACTTTATTTGTTGGCTTATTTACTTGAAATGGTAAAGGGTCATTTTGTTTTAAACCATAAATAGGTTTTTTATTTGTAAGTGTCTGACCATTAGTTAATAAATGATTTATTACTGATTTAGGTGTTAATATAATATTAATTATTTGATCTGTTTTTCCTTTATTATCAAGTGCCATTATAAATTCTGCTAAACTGTGTTGGTCATTATCGCAGTATATTAACATACATGGTGAATACATACCATTATAATTATATTGCAATTCTGAAATAGCACCTTGTTCATCAGCACCACTTACTATTATTAAACACCAATCATTAAAAATGCCACTTTTAATCGGTTGGTCATACATCATTTGTCCAGTTGGAATATTTTCACCAACTAAACAGTCATTTGTATTATCAGTTGCATGGTGTTCTCTTTCAACAAAACTCTCTTTAAGAGTACAATCAAAAAGAAACCATGTCTGCATGACATCAATAGTAAAATACACATTACTAACTTTATCGTTTACATATTCAATATTAGTAATAAAAGCATAAAACCACTTAGTACTATAATTACTATTTTGGAACATCATATAGTTGCAATTATAAATGCTCTCTGCACTTGCACTCATTCTTACAACACCCTGCTGTCCATTAATTCTCTGAAAACTGGCTTTATCCATAGTCTTGCTAACTTTACTATCAAAATAACTTTTCTGCGCTTCTCTATTTTCAAAATAAATAGTATCTTTATAACTGCTATCTATCGGCACACCACTGCATAATTTGATAACACTATTAGGTTGTATCTGCATATCTTCACCACCTTTTCAATAGCAGGAAAGCAATTATGCTCTCCTGCTATATTCAATCTACGCAACTGTAATAGTTGCTTTACCGACCTTAGTACTATCGAATGTGCTAGTAGCATTTACAGTAATAGTTCCTGCTGTAGCGTCACTATTAATCTTAAGCATACCAGTACTTGAAATACTAGCCTTAGCATCATCTGGAGCAATACTCCAAATAACACTCTGTGGTGCATAGTTATCAGTATCAACAGTAACATTTAGCTGTAACTGACCACCTGCACTAACTGTAGCTTTACTAGGTGTAACTGTAACTGTCTTGACTGCAGGAACACCTGCAACAAATAGCGCATTGTTTGAGAACGGAGACACGGAAAATGTTTTCCATACATGATACCAGTAGTTCCAATACAGTCCCTCACCGTTGTACTGTTCTGTAAAGTTCTGATAGTTGTCAAATATCATGAACCAGTCACTATCAACCATTACACATGGTATAGCGTCAAGTGCTTCAAGTTCTGTCTTGCTTATCTTTGTATAAGTTGGGTCATCAGCAAAGAGAATATTTAATCTCTCAATGTCTAAATCTCCGAAACTATCTACAAGTACACGATGTCCGTCAAACTCTGCTCTATCCATATTAAAAGCACTGGCAAGTACTTCAACATTCATAGTAGCATCAAACTGTGAATTGACTAACAAATACTGCTCCTGCTTAGGTGTATGGTTCATAACACCTGCAAGGTTATTCTTTGAGTTAAGGAAAGTAAACTTGTTTGATACCCCCTTAATAGTACTAACAATGCTATTCATGTTTGCTGTGTTAATAGCAGGAATGGTAACTGGGTTCATCAGACCATTTAAAATATGTTTTGCAAGCATATACTTCATAGTCTGAAACTCGTCATAGTTAGCACCAGTATACATAGCGTCTACAATTTTAGCAATCAAATCTGTAATGCCGTCAATAGATAAAAAAGCCTGTCTTAACTGGTCATTTGAGATTGTAGCTTTGTAGAACTTCTGATAGTTCATAATGTGAAATGCACTGCGTACATCAGGAATTTCACGCTTGAATACATTGGACTCTGCAACCTGTGGGTCAAACTGAAACGGCTTTGCGATATTAACAAATACTTCCTCTATAGACTCACCAAATTCGAGTATGCCCTTTTTAAACATAGCCCATGGGTTGTCATATGATTTGCTTGTTAAAATTACTCTGCCTATTCTGTTTACAAGAGCTGATAAAAACTCGTTCTGCAAAGCAGGATAGTCCATAATTACTGTACCGATTTCTCTAATCGAGTCAGAGTCAGCTGTAGCCTGCGGTACATAATCTCTGTAATTTGTGCTTGCGTTATTTCTTATTGCATTTAAGATGTCAACGCTTGAATTAGTAAGTGTCTTAATTTTTGGTTTTGTAGCCATAGATCCTAGCCCTCTCTTTCTTTAAATAAATCATCAAAGGAAATGTCTTTACTATCATCAGTAATATCTTCCTTTTGTTTCCTCATTACTGTTGTAGGGTCTGTACCCTCTTTACCCTCAAAAAATCGTGCTTTATATTTTTCTCTCCATTCATTGTCATTCTGTTCATATTTTGCTTTCCAATCAGTAGTATCACTTGCACGTGTTTCAAGGTCATTGAATGTATCAGTAAAATTCTCAATCATAGTAAGTGTGCTATCATCAGCGTTATCACCTGCTAATCCTTTTACTGCGCTCATAAAATCATCATGTGAAAGTACTGCCATTTTTTCTCACCTCTTTTCTGTTTAAAATAATGGTCTGCACATCATCCAAATCGGCATTCCTTTTCGTTTAGTTGGTGTAGGTGGTGTAGGTGGTGTAGGTGGTGTAACACCAGTTAGGTATTCATACCAGTTACTAGCATATGTTAATCTCTTACTTAATGCTTCAGCTCCTGCTCGTTCTCTTTCATATAGATATGCTTTGCAGGCTTCAGAAACATCTGTTAATTTTGAAAACTCTGCACCAGTATACACATAACCGAGTGACGGCTTAGGTTTCCATTGATCGCCATAATCGTTTATTATTTCATCCCACATTAACTGTGTCTGTATTTCACCAGTAGCCCAGTCAACGCCATAAGCAGTTGCATAATCTGTTAGGTTACTGCTAGGTGTCCATTGTATCAAGCCCCAACCACTGCTTGCACTTGCTGTTTGTTTCATACCTGGATTAATGTTAGACTCTTGTTGGAGATTACCTAGCATACCTGCCACACTTTCAATTGTAAAACCTTTACTGTTAAAATATCCATAAAACTCTGTAGCGTTGTTTTCCATTTCAGATTGCGTTAAATATGCCTTTACTCCAACTTTAACTATCCATGCCATTATCTTATACCTAAACTAAAAAGTTTATTCCATGTGTTTTTACCACACTCACCATCAATGCTTAGTCCGTAATTTGTCTGAAAATTTTCACATGCCCTTACACATCCTGCGCCATATTTTGTATCAATGCTACCAGTATAATATCCTAACTTTGCCATGAGTATTTCAAACACTGTTACATCATTACATGATGAACCTCTCTTTAATAAATTCATATTGTAACCTGCACTTCCTTTGTCTCCGTTATAACGCAAATGATAACTCCAACCATAACTAGGTGTATAATATTTTCTTATACAAATTTCTTTACCAGTTTGATCTCCGGATTTACGCCCTTTTGTAGTTCCATTTTCATCAATACTTGCATGAACTATATGCTCACTATCTGTTGAAACGCAAACATGATGTCCTACTGCTAAGTGAATATCGCCTTTTTTAAAAGGTCTGGTACAAGAAGTAAAACCACAACGTTTTAGCTGTTCATATAAATTTCTTGTTGTACTGTTTACATTCACATTAAAACCTGCTTTAGCAAGTGCATGTCCGACTAATGAACTGCAATCATAGTCAGGATTACCACCTCTGCTAATTTGTGAATATCCATGTGAATTGTCATTTGCTATTGCAATCATATAATCTGTGTATGTATCAACTTTACTCATTCTTATCACTTCTTTCTACGTTCAATATGTCACATAATTTCTGCAAGATAATAGTATTATTGTTTAGCGCACTAGCAAACTTATCTGTCTCCGCTTTGTGCGTGTCATTTAGTTTCATACAGTACCATGCTAAACATAAACACATTACTATCGGAAATCCTACTGTAGTTATAGCCTGTATAACCATTTGAAATGTATCCATACTTTCACCACCTCTCTTTTATTCTTTTTTAATTATATCATATTACTTGATATTTTGCAATATATATGATATAATAAATTGAGATAAATATAGATAATTTTAAGAAAAGAGTGCAACAATATGAGTGAAAATAAATACTATGACGGAACTAAATTACTTTCAATGAAAGACATAAATGGATTGAAGCCAGAATTATTTTTATGTACCACTAATAGAAGTGGTGGTAAAACAACATATTTTGGCAGATTGTTAATCAATAGATTTCTAAAATATGGCAAAAAATTCTGCTTAATTTATAGATACAATTATGAGCTGGATGATGTATCTAATAAGTTCTTCAAGGATTTACAAACATTGTTCTTTAGTAATTATACTATGGAAAGTGAAAGATGTGCGAGTGGTATCTATCATAGTTTGTTTTTAAATGAACAACACTGTGGTTATGCTATTAGTTTAAATAGCGCAGACCAGTTGAAAAAATATAGTCACTTGCTTAGTGATACTGATAGTATGTTATTTGATGAATTTCAGAGTGAAACTAATCACTATTGTAGCGATGAAATAAGAAAATTTATTAGTGTACATACCAGTATAGCAAGAGGTCATGGAGAGCAAGCGAGGTATCTTCCAGTATATATGTTAAGTAATGCAGTTAGTATTATTAACCCTTATTATACAGAGTTGGGAATATCTGAAAGATTAAACAGTGAAACTAATTTCTTAAAGGGAGATGGATTTGTACTGGAAAGTGGTTTCATAGAAACTGCAAGCAAAGCACAAAAAGAGAGTGGTTTTAATAGGGCATTTAAGAATAATCAGTATGTTGCATATTCAAGTGAGAATGTGTACTTAAATGATAACACTGCTTTTATTGATGCACCAGTAGGAAAAGGAAAATATGTTGCAACGCTAAGATATATGGGTCATGATTATGCAGTGAAACAATACAGTGAGCAGGGCTTCTTATATATTGATGATAAAGCAGATAGTACTTTTAGATGTAAAATAAGTGTTACTGTTAATGACCATGATATTAACTATATTATGTTAAAACAGAATGATTTATTTATTAGTCAGTTAAGATATTATTTTGAAAAAGGTTGTTTTAGATTTAAGAACCTTAAATGTAAAGAAGTCTTATTTAAAACTATCAGTTATTAGGTATCTGCTGTTGTATGTTCACTTGATACTGCTAGGTAGCACGTTTGAAAGATAACGCTAGTATGTATTGTCGTAAATGCTGTGCGCTTGTGTTCTGCAATAGTTATAGATATAGAAAAGGCAAGAGTTTTACTCCTGCCTTTTTGTTTTTTTTATTTATAACAATTTAATATTAATTGACTAATATCGCTTTTAGCTTCGTCTAATATTTTTGATATAGTTGTATTAAAATCACATGGTATTCTTATTTCATATTCATTACTACTTATTTTAATATATAACTGTATTATTACCCTATTATATTCTTCTTTCAATTTATAACTAGTAAATTCAAGTTTTGTGTATTCTTCAACTAAACATTCTATTATAAAATCAGCAAATTTATTAAATTTTTTCATATAATATTTATCCATAATTTGTTCTCCTTTACTTATAAAAATGATTGTGTATATCTGTTGCAATTAATATGTTTAATGACAGTACAATTTCTCTTGTATCTTTTTTCTTTATAAAATCGTATGATAATAACTTTGAAATGTATAAACCATTTAAACAATATTCTATTTTATACTGCTCTGTAAGTGGTACATCATAAAACTCGATTGACCCTCTAAATCTTTTGCGTAGTTCCTGCACTACTTTTTCCATTTTATCATTCATATATTTATCTCTCCCTTGTAAAATAATCACAATCATATTTGTACTTACAAAAACAACATATATGATTGCAAGTTTTTTCATGTTTCTTTGCTTTGTGTCTGTAATATAAATCTACTATCCATGTTATCATATTATTCTCACCTCATTTCATATGTCGTGTCCACTAGTAATACACCACCTTTAATTCTCTTAGGTAATAATTTTCCAGGAACACATAAACCAACTTTAAAGTCACTATAGTCTCTTTTTGTTGCTAAGAATTTTAATTCGCTTTGTGTATAGTTATCACTCTCCTTTACTTCATAACCCTGCATTGATTTATTAAATAAATCTTTACATTTCTGTGGCATACCTGCACACTTAATATCATTGTATGGTTCATCAACTGGAATTAAATCATTATGAGTTATGTGTTCTATGTATGTTTTCTGTCTTGTAAAAATAGCTGTGTCCCAACTACTCTCAAGTTTCCAACAACAAAATTTTACTGGGTCTACTGTTATTCCTTTTATCTTATCAGCAGGTAAATCACAATGAATACTGTCAGTATCAGCGTAAATAAATCCTGCTTTATCTACTCCATAATAGTTCTTTTGAGCTGCTGTGATTGTAAAGTTACGAGCATATGATGTTATTGCACTACCAGTTGCTATATGCCCTACCTTTTTGTTATTAGCAGGAACAATATAAAAACCTATACTTTCATCATCTTTTACATACGCAACCTTAAAACTACTATTGGAACTACTAGCTAGTTTACCATAAAGATTATTAAGAAACAATTTTGCTTCTGTACGCTTTGCACCTTTACTGTTCATTTTAATTTCTGCATAATGATTGATATAGTTATCAAATATTCCTTTCATAGAATAAAACCAACATCCGTCTAAAATTTCAAAGTCTACAAGTTCATAGTGCTTTAACATTAGTTTATAATCTGTCATGGTTACTGTCATTATTACTGCACTATCATGTATGTTACTATTTTTATCTTTATAATAACGATTATATGTGCCATCTTTATTCAGTATATCACTAGTTGTTAATGACTCTGTACCTTTATATAAATGATTGCCTTTTATCTGAATAAATGGTAACTTATTTTCTTTGATATAAAAGCGTGTTTTTATTCTTATGAAATAATATTTATTTTCTCCTATAGCTTCATTGGGTATTATATTACCACTCCAAAAATATGGTTTACCTATTGGAAAATAATTACCACTTTGAGAATGCATCATACTAGGATATAAAGAGTTTACGTCTCCAGTTGTTCCGTTATGTCTAACCTTGTTTTCTTTTCCTTTTACTAAGTAGCACCAACCCCCTCTATAACTATGACGTATGTATTCATCAGCATTTGACGAACCGAAAATATTTTTATCAAGAGCAACTTCATCAAGAGGTGGAAATAAATCTTTATAATCATAAGCACCAGTAGTCTTTTTATATTCTTCCATACAACATGAACCTATTGTAAGTTTATCATGTCCGTCATTGAATAACTGTTCAAGTGCTTCTTTAACTACTAATACGTCATTAGCTATGTATTGTTTTTCTTCATCAGTTATATTACATCCTGCGTATCTATAACCAATATATTTCATATCTAATTTTTGATGCTTTGTTTTAAAAGATTTTCCTATTTGCTTTACTGAAAATGGTAATAGTTTTAAGCTGTCTCTTAATTCTATTATGTGATTATTAACTTTAATAGTTAATGTATACCATTGACCCATATCAGATATTGTATATCTAAAAGTTTTATTTTTCATATCTTTTATTGCAATAAATTCTGCTTGAGTTTGTTCATCATTTAAGTAATGAATAGCCTGCTCATACTTTAATTTTATTAGCAAGTATGACAGCCAAAAATTTCCGTCAAATTTTAAGTTATGATAATAAGCAACTATGTCACAATTTAATGCTTTAAAATATTGAAACTGTTCATCTATTGAATGAAAAATATTTACATTTTCTGTGTAAAACTCAACGCTTGCACTTGCCCAAACTTCTGTTGATGTTTGACCCTCATAAACTGTAGTTTCAAAATCGCACATAAATTTTCTAACGTTTTGTTTCTTATTCTTCATCATAATTAGCAAGTGTTTCTAACCAATTATTCGTGACTATTTCCATTTCTTTTGACATATTGTTATAAGATAAAATGTTTAATGCTTGTACTATATTTGACCTTATTCTACTATCTTCGCTATCACCTGCTATTACTTCTAAACTTTCTATAATTTTACTTTCATTGTCCCTTAAATGATTATAATATGCTTCGCCAAACTCCTGCATATTATCTTGTAACATTGATATAGCTTTATAATAAAAACTTTCTAATGATATTTCATTAAATTTATTATATGAACGATTATAAACATATCTGCTATTAGGTAAATCATATAACATTTCTTTAATTGTATCTACAATATCATGTTGGTGTGCCGTAAATCTCTGTTCTAAATCTTCTTTTGTTTCTTTTAAAAAATTTTGTGTTATAGTTTTAGGTATATCAATGTATGAGACATCAACGCCTTTGTTAGCGTATTCTTGCATTAAATTATACAATGCTTTTTGATTTTTTGTAAATCGTTTCTTTGTCATACTTTCTTCTCCTCTCTAAATTAATAAGACCCTTGCTAACTTAATAACAAGGGTCTGCAGTAAGATAAAATTTTATTTTACTGATTTTACATCAAGTGCACAGTCAATATAAGGTCTGCCTGCTTTTGTTGTACCGCTAACTTTAATAACACTGAACTGTTTACCATGCATGATATTAGAAATATTCTCAAAACTACGCTTGAAAGTAGCTGACTGACAAGAGAATACCTCATTGTCTGGTGTAATGATCGATAATATATCAACACTATCTCCATTCTCTTTTTCGTCTGTGAATGTAAGATAGCCTGCTACTGGAATAGATGTGTTGTCCTTTACATCCTTAAGAGATTTAATACCTCTATCCAATGTCATTAAATACTGCTCTACCTCTGTAAAATCATTTGACTGTGTATTAATTGTAATTGCCATGTTTGTTTATCTCCTTTTCTTTTATTCTGTGTCTGCCTGCTCTGTTTCAATCTCTTTACGTGTAGCAGGGTCAAGTATCTTTGCACCCTTGATAAAGTCTGCTTCATCCATGCCATAAAGTTCGTTGACCTCTTTAAGTTCACGAATTGCAACAATTGTGCAATCATCAGTGTTATACTGCTTTGATACTCTCTTTAGCACCTTGTCCTTGTCAGCAATCTTACCAGTAAGTATGAACTCCTGCTCGAATGTCTCAGCAGTCTGTGGATTTACGCATAAAGCTGTTACTGAGGTTGAAATAATTGTACGTGTAACCATTGGTTTTCTCATAGTCTTTTTTCTCCTTTTCTTTGTGCTATGATTTGTAAAGTTAAATGTAATAAAGTTGTAACACCATAAGGTGTAGTAGTCAAGTTGATTTTTTGCAATCTATTTGATGATAGCTTTACTATCTCTTGACTATCAAACAAGACATAAAATCATCTAATCTATGTCGAATTGTAATTGTACAATCATCACGTATGATTGTATCTGTTGTAATATCGTTACTATCAGTTTCACAAAATATTTGACGTGTATTATCGTCTGATATAAGTTGTGAATATAAAGTTTCTATCAATGTTAATCACTTCCTTTTTCTTTGAGGAGTCCGCACTATTGAGTGTCGTATTGTCTAGCAATAGTGCGGTATCATAGTATTAAAGCAAACGTTTTGTAAAAGATGTATTACCTCTTTACATATTATATAGTACAGTAGTAATGTAAATACAGTATGACTAAATCGTGAAGATTTTATGAACTTTTCAATATTTAGTTTCTGCAATTTACGAAAATTTACGAAAATACATACGATTTAGTAATAATTGTTAATAATATTGATATAATAAATATAGTAAATATTATTACAACGTATCATAAAATCCCGTTCATCTACAGATATTGTACCTATATCGTATAAATACCACACTTTACAGTATAATAAATTTGAAATATGCCGTAATAGCATTAAAGTTTTATCTTTAGGGTAACATAGAGTAATAAAACAGTTAAACTCATAGCGTATAATTCGTTCTAATTTATGTAATCTCTTATTCATATTATAAAACCTCCTTTATATTAACACTTAATTTGAAACACTTATGCATATCACTTATACATTTTTCTAATTTACATAAGGTAAACACCATATAACTTTTCTAATCATTCTATATCTACGAAATATTCTTTTACTTGCATTTTGATAATAGTTCATACTATAAAAAATCTCCTTTCAATTATCTTGTGATAAAGCTTGACTATGTTATCTGCAATTTCCTTTGATGATACACCATACATCATGTCATATGTAAGTGTATCAAGGAAAAATCTTTTTTCACCTAACTCACGTGTTTTAACTATGATATACCACATATTTTCTATATTAGCATACCCATAAAATATTTTACCCTTTACTTTTGTAGCAACTTTGGTTGCTATTTCTATAACAAAATCCTCATAAATTTCATCAATTTCCGTTAGTGTATTTTTTGCTTTTTTATAAAACATTTTTTACCTCTTTTCTATTCTTCTACTTGAACGTAAATCATTTCTTTTCCTAATAATGCTTTAAAACTTATTACTTTCAGTCGTGATATCTGTTTGTTTTTCAATATTTGAGAACGAGTATATAACTCGTCGATGTCATACTGTATATCATGCAACCAAAAGCTAGTAGTAGCACTAAGTTTGACTAAAGTGCCTAACTTTATATTGTTTGTCATTGTTTCACCTCTTTTCATTGTTTGCTATATTCAGTTATAAAGCCTATGCGTGGACTTGCACCACGCTGTGCGCTTTACGATTAGGCTATGAAAAAAATTTTATGATTTTAAATCTATTATTATGCAACTATCTCCTTCGTCCTCTACTGAATAAATAGTATCTATCAAATAATCAAAATATTTAATAGGAATATCTTTAGCCAAACCATGCCATTCTTCAATTCTATATTTTGTACTAAAAACTATTTCTTCAGTACTCAATAGTACTCTATATATGTCTTGTACTGTCAAATTATTTCACCTCTTTTCTGTTTTCGTCAAGTTCTACTGCATTTTCTAAAAAATCTTTTTCAGTAATACCATATAGCTTTGAAGATTTCTCTGCATTTACAAGTTTTAAGAATTTTGCACTATTGCTATAATCTATTGCAAACTGTTTTTCAATATCCTTATCGCTTAAATCTCCGATATAAGACTCATTTAAGGTTATAACTTCGTTTGTGTCAAGATTAAAAGCCATAATATCTGCATTAGTTGTTACGATTGTTCTTGTTATCATTTTTTCTTTTCTCATAGTTTTTGACTCCGTTTCTTTTTTGTGCTTGTTTATTTTGTTACTTGCTGATATTGCTATCAGTGATACAAGAGAGTCGGAGTTGCACCGACTCGACTATATTAAATAGTGCAAAACTCTTGTCTTGTTTTTGTGATATATAACTGACCTATAAATTTATCAGTTAAAGAGTCATATACATCTATTGATAATGTAAACATCATGCAATTATAACTGTTTATTGTAAAATGCCTAAACATATAAAATGGCTCATTCGTATTAGCTTCATTATACCATTTTAACCAGTTGTGATAAATTTCGTATTTTGTCCTACTAGGCTTATTATAACAATCACCTAAACCGCGCACTTCTCTAATAGGGTGCAATTCACCCTTAAGTTTTTTGACCTCAAAAGTCTCATTATTCAATTTAATATACTGCTTCATACTATACACCTTTGGTACTCTCTTTAGGTACCCCTTTCCTTTATCTTTAAGTACATTATACCGGTCATATGTGAATAGCGTATGAACAAATTGTAAACAAATTGTGAACATTTTATATAGTACTATAGTACTAAGTTAGACACAACTAACTTCGCGCACTCACGGTACCGCGCTGACGTGCTAATACTGTACCACTGCAATGCGTCATCACTTTACCACTGCGCAGTGTCAACCTTGTACCGCATGGTGGTACGGGGTAGGTACCAAAAAGTTAAGTTGAGTAGCCAGGG